GGTCAATTTTTCTCTCCGTGCGTAACTATGGCCGCACCTTTGCGCGTCGGTGTTGCGAGGTCTAACCAGACTAATAAATCTGAGACTATTTTACCAAGTCTACATTTACTGAAGTGTACTATTTCTGCAGATTCTCAACAACTGATCAGAGGCGCGAGTGCTTACTTTGGAGGTTTGAAAAATTCGCTCAAGTGTCTTAATCCGCTGGTGTATTCGGCAACGGAAAGAACTATCCGTCCAGTCGCGCGTTCGCGTCTGTTGGCAAAACCGTCATTGACTTTGTCTGAGAGGGTAAGTCTAGCGCTCCACCGAACAGATCAGACTCACTGTTTGGGGCATGAAGGTGTTCAGTTGATCTCTTCCATACTGGCTGAGCTTGTGGCTGACTCAAGTGAAGAGTATGCCAGTAAGGTCTTACCATCATCTGCTGTTACGTATAATCCCCTGGCTGTGGCGAGAGCTATTACTTTGATTACCGCTGGTATGATGTTTGAGGATGGTACTGATGATTATCAGGATTTACCAATTTACCCAGGCATGGCTGATCTTATTGCGTTCCAGATGGTGTTGCCATACTGTCTAATGGAATGTGAAGGTGAAGTTAAGGTGGTGTTCCCGCCGTACACAGTCGAGGATTTTCTACGTCGGAAAGATCTATTGGATAATCTGGATATGAGCTATGGCTTAGAGTCAAGATCAGAACAACGCATGTCTTTCGAGCAATCCGCTTCATGTTCACGTTCGGTTAATGAGTGGAAGGAGGACCGGAACACTGAGCAGAGAGTGTTGAAATTGATTCTGCTGTTGATTGCTTATCAACTTAAGGTTGAGTTGGATGGCCTGTGTGAAATGTCGACTGAAACACGAAATATTGCTCATTTGACGAACTTCGGTGCGCAGTTGCTGAAACAAGCGTCAATCTTCGCTCCTATAGATTGGCAGTTGTTCACTTTGTTGGAGTCCATCGTGGAAGCGGGTCGTGTTATGAATCCAGCGACGCTAGCCCAAAAATGGAGTGAGATTCGATCACAGAAAATGGGACGTGTTAATGCTGACTCGTATAAAGTTGACGTTTCTACAGGTTTTTGGAAGGTAAGGAGGGGAGATCAAGTCATCATGACGGTTAGGCCAGCTAAGATTGCGTAGACGGTCGGCTGCTGATGTTTGGAGCACCACTATGCTCTTGACATAAACACGGAATTCTTCATC